ATATCTTTCTCATATATATTCGATGGCCATATCACAACAGTTTGCTTGGAGGAGATAGCAGTCTGTATGCGTCTACAGATTTCTGTGCTTCTTGGTTCGTTATCATAAATCCAAATGGGATTGCTAATACCCCAACGACTAACATCAGCATCAGCTCCGCACATAGCAATCGAGTTGCGAATGAACGTGCTGTCGAAAGGTCCTTCTGTAACATAGACTGGAGCTCCTGTTCGGACCTGATCCAATCCGTAGATCTTAGGTGCATCATCATCAAACATTATAGTAATATATTTAACAGGGCTAGGATCTACAGATCTTCCCTGTACCCCAATTAAATTTTTCTTATAGAACAGGGGAATTATAATTCTAGACTCTTTCGGAACATTTTGTCCAAACGTCGGTTTAATCTTATTGATAAATCCTGTAAAGTCTTCCGCCCAGTAAAATCTTTTGGGATCGAGTCTACGCGCTTCGAGATACTCTCTGCCACGTCGTACCTCAGAGCATAAAGGAATGCTGAGTTTCGTTTTAAATTTAGGTTCTTCAAATGTAAAAGTGGGTTCATCTACAACAAAATTACGACCGGTAAATCCATCCTTAAACTTCTCCATTCTATATTGCTTTTGCAATACAGGATCTATATCTTTTAAAAAGTTATTAAAAGACATAGAAGCACCACAATTATGGCATCTAAAATTTACATTCTCCTTTATCCCGTAAATATAACCTCTAGCCTTGTTACGATGCTTCTTAGAATCACCGCAAAGAGGACAACGAAAATTATAAAGATTAGGCTTTATTCTCTTAAATTTGGATAATCGAGAAGAAACTAGTCCGACAAACTTGGAATCAACTAGATCCATTAGAATGGTCTATTCTATTTTCTGTATTATACTCTGTGGAGGCTGGGAAGTCAACATTGATCCAACTACCCTCTGTCCCACAGGAGATACAACAAAACTTATTATAGCAATCGCACCTGCAATGGTCCACATTTTTCTTTCTATTACACGCAGACGATCATCTACTGCTTTAAAATCCCTAGAATAATCTTCTCTAATAGATGCAGCATGTGCATGTAAATCTTTATGAAGATGCTCCACCTTTTCAAAAAGGACTGCATCTATTCTGTCCTGTTTATCTAACTTCTCATCATGGACAGCAATCAGCTTGCCCATTTGTATATTACTATCTACAAACTTCTCAACAATTGCATCGTTAACTCGCACCCTTCTTCCTCAACGACCTAGACCATACACCAAGCCTTTTCTTTCTCTTCAACACTTTACCCTTTTCCATTTCTGGATCAAATCCTGCAACAGGACCTTTTGGATTCGCAGCACTACTAAACCCCTGAGGATTACTACCAGAGACCATCATCTCTTCTCTCAGATATCCAATAATCTTATCCAGAAGTTTCTTGGTCATTATAAATTTTGTAAAGTTCCTGTAAACAATTAAGATCTACTTGAACATCGTGTATAGAAGACTTAGGATACTCAGGCAATTTGCCCAGAAACATTACAAAAGTCTTCATAGCAGGCCATAACTCTTCTTCTATCTTAAAAAATAGCATAGGAGTAGTTGCTTCACCAAATATATTATAAAGAATAATAAAATGATTTAATAATAGATGGGTCTTTAACTGACCACTATTTTTATATCGTTTCAGTAATCTCTTTATATATTTAAAGTGATTAAGATCTTTATCAAAATCTTCCTTGGTCACTGCTTGCGGATTTTCATAATTTTTAATAGCAAACAGGAGGAAATTTTCCTCATTCAATTCATTAAAAATCATTCATTAATTCATATCAGGGTAAGCAGGAGAATTACCAGTGCTAATACCAGACATAGACACTAGTATTTCTTTCTTAATTCTTAAAGTTCCTTGAGCCATATAGGTTTGAACACCAACCCAACCTACACCAGTCTCAAATTGAGTACCTAGAGAGGCATCTACACCACCTGAGGCAACACCATAGATGTAGTTATCATAACCACCTTGCCAACTCTTACATGTTAATTCATCATCAGCAGAAATAGCAGCACCAATCGTTGAACCAAGACTAATGGTTGTAGCAGCAATGGAAGAAATGGGAACATCAACACTGTTATTCAGTATAGTATCACCTGCCTGAAGGAAAGTACTAGCAGAAGAAACGTAAATAAGATCTGTTCCTACTCCAGCAGCAGCATCAGCAAGTCCTTTAATTGCTAATGTTGTAAGGGAAGGATCAGCATCTAAACGGGCACTAAACGCAGGATCTGTAGCAGTCCATATAGGTTTCTCACTAACAGTATATTCTACTCCAGCAATTGCAGCACCACTTAAACCATCCGTAGATGCAATAGTAACTTGAAGAGTACTACCAATACTAGCAATTACAGCTTCCCCGAAATACGTACCTCCATGAGCACCAAAGGTAATGGTGTCTCCAGTTTTTGCTGCACCAATCTGCCCAAAAGTCGTACCTGTGCCTGTCGCAGTCCCGGCCCAACCACTCACAACTCTATTACTATAGTCAAGAGTGACGGTGCCACCAGAGCCGACGTTATCTTTATTACCCCAAAGTGCCATGTTCTTTCTTCCGTAGAATTTCTGTGCTAATGATTATTTATGGAATGAATATCTTAGAGATATGCCTTGGAAATGTTAGTCGCAAACCCTATGACAGTAGTACCAGCAGCTAAAACTGCGGCTGCACCTATCACCCATTTCTCTACAACTTTAAGACGTTCACGCAATTCTTCTTGCTTTTCTTCTAGTCTTTCTATCTTTAATTGCATCACAGTGATACGAGTCTCCTGTGTTGCATCAAGTCCTAAATCTGCCATGCTATTAAATTACAAGTTGTTTTATTTAGTCGTAGACTTTCTTACCATCCTTTATTCTACCGGATCCTTTTTTATCATAAAACTTCATTCCATGCTTATGAGTATCTGCCCTGACCTTTTCATTACGTTTTTTAGATTCTCTATCTTTTTCTTTTTTCTTTGCAGCATCTTTCATAGCTTCCTTTGCACGATTATAAAAAGATCCAAATGTAACCTGTCCTTGACTATATGATGCTTTTACTTCTTCCTTTTTTACTTTCTTTTTCTTGGAAGATTTTGTCCCAGCATAAGCATTTCCAAAGAGATTATTATCCTGCATGGGAGTAATCTGCTTCTCTTCTTCTTGATACTTCTTATACTTCTCCTTAGTACCAGGTTTGTAATGTGGTTTTGCACCCTTATTCTTCATAGAATATGCGAGTGCAAATATATTCAAGTTCTTATCAATATCACCACGATCCTGTGCTCTCTTCATAGCCGCAATAGTCCCACCAATCTTTGATTTGGGTTTATCAGGCTTAGTTTTTTCTTTCTCTGCCTTGGTGTGTCCCCACCCAGGAGGTGCTACTTCAGTCAGATCCCGCATTAGAATACTTCCTCGAATACCTACCTTGTGATGACTTCTCTAAATCATCTCTGGTATCTTGTGCTGCAATCTTTGCTTTATGTGCAGCATATGCTTTCTTCTGTGCTTCAGTAGGAGGTTTGGGAGGATTATCTTTTGTAATAACAGAATCCTTACCATGCTGTTTTCTAAGATTAGCAACTACAGTATCAAATGCTTTGTCTTCAAACTGAGGATGACCTTTTATGTTCTCCTCTCCACCATGCTTTTTAGCAAGAGCTTTTTTCTTCTTCTCATAATCAGGAGATTTAGTATTGTCATACTTTGCCTTTTCTTCAATTTGAACTTCTTCTTTCTTTACTTTCTCTTTCTTCTTAACTGCCTCTAGTTCTCTCTTTTTCAAAATAGCATCAACCATTGCTTTATGTTGAGCATCACCTAGTTTAGTAATTTGTACTTCATCAATCTGTTCAACAGATTCTTGCTTAATACCAGGGAATTTCTTTGCTACTTTAGCACGAACCTTGGCTTTTTCCTCTGGAGTACCATGTTGTGATACTAAACTTAAAGCACTACGAGCATGTTTCTCATCAGGAATAGGATAAGAACCAGCTTGCTTTCCTTTTGGACCTTCACCTTTACCAGGTAAAGCAAAATCCTTATCAGGTAGTGCTCTCCTCTGATCGGCACTCAACTTTGCTTCGTTAAATTGCTTAAATGTTTTCATCTTACGTTAGCAGCATACCATTTTTCAAATTCTTCACGTTTCTTATTACCACGAGGTGGCATTCCACGAGATGCTTGTCCAGGAATTGCTTCACGCTTTTTCGCTGCTGCACGTTCCTTCCTTTCACCTTCTTCTGGGTTACGCTGGTAACCTTCAATTTTATATTGAACATTACGCATTTCACCTAGTTCAGTAAGTCTTTCAGCTACACCATACCAAAGTTCCTCTTCTCTTTGTGGATCATAAGAATCCTGAACATGAGCGTGCTTTACACTCTTCTTGCCTTCTTTCTCCCTAGTAGATCCCTTAGCATGTTCCCAAGGATGACCTGATTTCTGTGCGTCTCTTGCTCCTCTATCACGTTGCCACTTAGCATAGTCACGTTCTTTCTTGGCCTGCTTCTTCTTACCGTGCTCAGTATCATAAACGGCATCTTCAGTACCTTTCCGTGCCTTATCATAAGCAATAACTGCCTTTACCTGATCAGGAGTATCCTTATCCTTCTCAGAAAGCTCAGTTACCTCAAGTAACTCACCACCTATTTCTTTAACTGCTTCTTTAAAATTAGGATTAATAACAACTTTATTATTTACTTTTTTCTCTTTGATCTCCTTTTCTGCCTTTTCTTCTGGCTCATCTACAACTTCAATTAAATCTTTAAGATCCTCTCTCCAATTAGAAATAGCCTCTTTCTTTACCTTTTTATTGGGTGAACCAAAAAGTTTATCTTTCTTACGCTTCTTCTCTTCAACATCAGCAGGATTTAAAGAGTTTCCCTCCTTATCATATCCCCAATCCTTATCATCTTTCAAATGATCAGCAGCCTTATAAAGAGGTTTGCCAGTTTTTACATTCTTCTTACCTGCTTTCAAACCTTGATATGCAGGAGTGTTGCCTTTTTTATCAGCAGCAGTCACAGTATATGCTTCTGTCTGAGCAGTTTCTGCGATCTCATCCATGTAAACTTTGGAGATATCGATCAGTGGATTGTTAGACATTTCAATACTACTTATTTTTTCTATACTTATTTAGGAATTCTTTTATATTAAAGTTATAGATCTTATTTTGTCCTGGAACTGCTGCTTGAGCATTTTTTCTATATCCAGTAGTTCCTACAAGAGTATTTGGATGATCTTTATCCCTCATACGCCTCTTCATCTTAACTTCACTGTACTCCATAACATCTCTGATCCAAGATTTGAACATATTTTCTTCTTTTGTCAGACAAATAAGATGATTTGCACCCCTCCGAATGATTCTACCCACCAATCCAGTATTTAAACTCTCTACAAGATCACCAATATTAAAAAGTCTATTAGTTATATACTGCTCACGAAGTCCTTTTTGATCATATCTTGGAGCAATTTCCCACAATTTATATGATTCTTTCTGTACTTTTTTCTTAACCTTCATTCCAGTACGAGTAGCATCAAAAATGGCCTGAGCATCGGCATCCTTCACTTTTTTAGGCATTCCTTTCTTAAATGCTGCAAAATCATCGTCCATTACTGCCTTTCTAAGCTTAGAAGCAGACATTCCTTCTACTCCTGAAGCATCTGCATCCCTTACACCAGCAGAAATGACCCTAATATTCTCAAAATTATACAAATCTTTGTTATATTTCTGTGCTAAATTCTCAAATTCTGCTTGTCTATCAGCCCCAACGATGATATTAACATTATCAAACTCTTCATCTGCAGTAGTTAAGACATCAAAAATAGAAATCATCTCAGAATCATTAATAATTTCCTCTTCAAAATCTGGGAAAAGTTTTTTCATATAAGAAACCTTCATATCAGGATCCAAAGGATTTTTCTTAGGATCTTGCGTTCTAGAAGGGTAAATTTTCAGTGGACCACCCGCAGCTGCCTTCCTTGCTGCTTGTAAAAGTTTTTCATGACCTGCAGTAGGAGGATTAAACCGTCCAAATGCCACCGTTAATGTATTATCACCACCCTCAGACCCCTCTCCTGGGTCTTCCTCTTGTGGTTTTGCCTTCTTGGGCTCTGGTTTTTTCTGTAAAGGAGCACCCGCGAGGTCATCATCAGCACGACGTTTTGCCATTTGCTGAACTGGACCTTCAGGTGCAGCACCAGGTCTCTTCTTCATGAAGACTAATCTTCCACCTTCTGTCTTGGCGACAAACTTACCACGGTTATCTAACCAACCACCGTGTCCATCACTTTTAAGGTTCAATTTACGGGCTTGTTCCTTAGCCCTTGAACCATCAGCCTCTGTTAGAAATTGGAAAAGATTCTTCATACCTATATTTAGTGTTTCTTTTTAGTACAGTTTGGCGTATGGTCCATACCTACGACCAGCTTTTTCTGCAAGGAAAATTATATCAGTCCAAAATTGATTAAATTTCTTCTTATCCTTAATAGTAAAAACATAATTTAACCATGTAAGTTGCATTAATTTATTATTAGCAACGTTTGCACCTCTAGGTTTAGGAAATTTAAAAACATGAGCAAGATTTGCAATAGCTTGTTCGGGAGTAACACCAAAATCTACTTTACCTTTTAAATCTTTTATAATCCCTAAATATTTGGCTTGCTGCTTTTCATCAAATGAATCTACATCAGGAATATACTTAAAAGTTCCATCAGCATTTAATAAAGGTTTACCTGTAGATGGATCCTGTTGCACCTCCGCAGCTTTTGTGGGATAGTTTTGCCATTTTCTTACCCAGCCACTTCCACCTACACAACAACTTTCTGTAAGATCATCTACATAATCTCCTGTTGCTTTACCCATCCTTGCTCCTGGATGTAACAAATCCCTTGGTTCAAACTTTAAATTATCAAAAGATCTACTATCAGTACCCTTAATTTGGATCTCAAATGCTTTTTGACCTCCTGAATTAAGATATATCATCGTATCTTGTGTAGCTAATTCATTAGGAGATCCAGCTTTGATACCTAAAGAACATTTTGCGCCTGCAAATGGAAATACAAAACTTTCCATATCTTTAAAAAATTGCTCTGTAGTATTAACTTCTTTCCATGCAGCTGTATCTGCATCCACCTTTTTCAAAGAAATTCCCTTCACCTTATTATGCTTATACAAATCCCTAAAAATAGCATTAAATTGTGCAAGGTTAGCTTGAACTAAACCTGTTTTATTTTTTCCTGAAGAAGGCAAAGCCATCGCATTTTTTATATCTTGTCTTACCTTTGCCTCATCTTTTATTAACCAAATATCAGCAGGGTTCCAATTATCTTTTTTTGAAATCATAAATGTCTCCCTCACTTCTCGACTAACCCACTCCATAAAAGACTCATGATCAGGATCCTGGGCAGTATACCAACCAGAAGTATAGCTCTGTACTTTTCCTGCTGTGAAAACTGTCCACTCCCTAGAACTAACTTTATTCAATAATGTCTTATTCTGTGCTATAAAATTCCTCAACCACTCATCACTTGGTGTAAAAGAATCTTTTCCACTTACCTTTGTCCATATTTTATTCAACTCAGACCAAACATGTTTATCACCTTTAATCTGGTCAATTGTAGTATAAGGTGTGTTATTATCAATTGCATTTTTAAAGATTAAAGCAGATCCCAATTCTTGAATAGTAGTCATGGTTGTTGCTTTAACCCCCTGCTGGCCAGCATCCGTAGGATCTCCAACAAAAGTTCCTTCTCCTACTGACAAAAATTCAATAGGATACTCATTATCAATAAAAATTTGTACTCTCGCTTTCCCTTTTTGTCCCCTCCTCCTAGATTGTGTATCACTCATATCATTAATAGGAGCATAATTATTATTTGTCCCAAATTCTTCTATTATAGCTTTGACCTGCCAAAAGTCTCCCAATAACCTAATATTTTTAGGTCCAAGTTTTCCCATATGTGGCCACTTACCATCCCATTCGCTAGGAAAATAATTCCATATCAGCTTAGCCACAGATCTCTTCTTAGTGTCAGGATTATATTTACAAACTTCCTTAAATAAACCTTCAATTAATCCTTTAACCTGTTTTTTCTCTATCTCAAATTCTTTTTTATACTCAGCATATTCTTTCTTTCTCTCTGCCTTCAACTCCTTACTTAATTTTGGAGGATCTTTGGGTTGTGGATCAGGCTTCCAGGCGCTTACAGCTCTAACAATTTGATCAGAGGTCTTAGAAGCCATCGATCACTTCTCCAACATATTCTCTTCTTGATCTCTCTCCTTGGCCATCCTCTTCCTTTCTTTGGCCTTACGTTGCTCCTCTTTCTCTTGCTTTAATTCATCTCTTAATTCTTTCTTTAAATCCTCTTTCTCTTTTCTTTTTGCTTCTGCTTCCTTTCTTCCTGCCTCAGCCGCTTGTCTCTGATCTTCTCTTTTCTTTCTATCAGCATCAACCTTATCTTTAATAGCAGCTTGTCTTTCAGAAGCAGCATCTACCGATTGAGTATCTTGTTGCTGAACCCGAGCCATCTGCTCTTGCTTTTTCTTTGCAAGTTCTTGTCGTCTAGATTCTATATCTTCTGAGAATCTACCATACGTTTTCATTTTAGCCTTTGAAGTATGTTTTTATAACCTCAATTTGATCATGATAACGTGCGATCTTATCCAACTCGGTTTGAATTGCTTCAGTGATATCTGAATGCTCTCCAATACCCATTGGATGCTCCAAGTAAACATTAACGTTTGCCTTATGCTTCTCTATTTCACCAGTGGCATGTGCTAAGACTGCCTTCAATAATTGTTCTCTCATGTGTAGCATATCGTTAGGACTATGAGACCTAGTGGTATTTATAGATCTCCTTCTGCACGATTCTCAGAATGATGAACATCAAATTCACCACCAGGATAACGTGCTTTAAGTTTTTCTACATTCATTTCAATAACTTCATCAAATGTAGTATCAAGTGCCATACAAGCCTGAGCAAGATACCAACAGATATCTCCTAGTTCACGCTTCATATGAAACACATTCTCTTCATTATAAGGTTTTCCCTGAAGAATAATTTTCTTAACCACCTCTGTGAATTCTCCAGACTCTGCTGTTAAACCAAAAGCAGCAGTAATTAATTGTGAAACATTACAATCATGCTCCAACTCTAGAGAATTAGTACGTGCCAGAAGGGCTGCATAGTCAAGACTCTCTTGACTTGTAACTCCTCTAACAAACTCAACATACTTTTCAGTATCAACTGTCATACCTTCTTCTCCTTTACATCTGCAGATGATTTGTGTAATTGCTCTAGTGCAGCAACCACCTCAGGTGTTTCCTCCCACTCCCAAACTTGATTATTTTTAGGATTCTTTTTTTCAACTGTATAGGTTTTAAGAGTCATAAGAGTTTTACCTTATCATAAAGTTGAACTACTTCATTGCTAGGATCTGGTACATGAGATAATAAATCTCTTAATGCTACTACTTCTTCAGCAGTAAGAGTAAGTCCTCTATTAGTTGTGTATGTTTCAATTGGTGGTCTATAATTACTACCAATTGCTGGATATGGATCGGCCATGGTTAAAATTTAAAATCCTTAAAATTCTTCTTTGGTTCTTCTTTAAAAGTATACTCTTCTTCCTGTCCACTGTCAACAATATCTTCTTGAGCACTTTGCTCACAATCATACAATCTCATCTTAGCACGATCAATTCCTACCACAAATCTCTTAAAGATAGTAGGGTCATTATATCTATTCTTTAATTGCTTAACTAATATCTGATTCAATCCCTCCAACTCTTCAGTAGAAATAAGAGCAAACATAAGATCAGCGGTAGCTGGAAGTCCAAAAGACTCAGAGGTATCAGTGAGATCAACATCACTACTAGCAAAACCAGAGCGAGTAGTCTGAGTAGCGGAAACAATCGGTAAATTTGCTTCGACAGCCAATCCCCTAAGTTCCTCAGCAATCGCTTTAATGTATGAATATGAATTGACATTAGCATTAGCTCTATACCTAGAGGATGCACATATATTTAAATAATCTATGAATATTATATCAGGTCTAAACGATTTCTTCAATGCAAGTTCTTGAAGCAATGCTTTAAAGTGTCCACTATGTGCTGCTGCTGTAGGATATTCTTTAATAATTAAAGTTCCTTGAGTCTTCTGAGCAAGATTAGTTACCTTACTCTCATACATGGTCTTAGGAAGATCTGTTATATCTTGTATTGGGATATTAAGTAGATTAGCATCGATCCTCTCCGCAATCTTTTCCTCTGCCATTTCGAGAGTGATGTAGAGGACGTTCTTTCCCTGGAGCAAAGCTGAGCTTGCCACATGACACATGAATAAAGATTTTCCAACACCTGTGCCAGCGAGAGCAATGTTGAGAGTCTTATTCGGTAAACCACCTTTCGTAATTTTATTAAAGAATTCGAGATCAAATTCAATCTTGTCTTCCTTCCTGTGGTATGATTCATATCTTTTTTCATAATCAATTAGATAGTCATGCCCAATATGAGTATCAAAACTTACTGATAGAGCCTCTGACAAAATCGTGGGAATACTATCACGATTTTTCTCTTCATCCTTTCCATCAGCAATATGGATAGATTCCATCAATGCCAAATATATAGCACGATCTCGACACCACTTCTCAGTAGTATCTACTAACCAATCAAATTCTGTAGGTTGCTCCTCAAGATTAATAATTAACTGAGTAATTTCTTTAAAACCATCATCAGTAATATCTTGACGTTTCTCTGTCTCAATACACAATACTTCCTTTGTAGCAGGTTGATTATACTCCTGCACAAATTTTATTATTTCCTCGAAGACAATCTTCTGATTTCTATCTTCAAAATAATCTGCCTTAATAAAAGGAATAACCTTCCGGACATACTCTTCATTATGAAGTAGATTTCTGAGTATTAAAAATTCAACTGTGTCCATGTGGCATATCAAATACAAACGTTACCCTGGTTTCATCACCAAGATTCACAGCACCATGTGGCATCTTATTATTAAACCAGAAAAGTGTTCCGGCGTCAACTATAGCAGTTTCATTTCCTACAAAATATTGATACTGTCCTGCAATAGACAGATGATATCTATCCCTTGTAAGATAATAAGTCCCTTCATCTATATGAGCACCCACATATCCATCAATAGGGAGAGATAAAAATCCACACCTATGAACTTCTCTTCCAGGTAATTCTCTGTCTATAATTTTTATAATTTCTGTATGCCTATCCCATGCAGGAGTTGGCCTACTTAATTCAGAATCACCAACAAAATCCTCTTTCTTTTTTATGGCACCCATTATCAGTTGAAGATTCCCAACTTCTATATCTGCATACCCTCTTTCCAATAAAGTATCAGTACCCTTCCTCTGAATATACCAGTCATCAGAATACTCTTCAAGTTGCTCTACTACTTTACTAACATCAATTCCTTTTTTTATAATTTTAATATTTTTCATAATTAAAATTTATAACAACTCTCGTCTTCTCATCAGTTTGACTAAATGCAGCATGTCTTAAATTAGAATTAAAAATAACTATTCTATTAGCAACCGTTTTTACTTTAGGTCCACGTTCAAACTTAGTATATCCATTACAAGTATTAATATAAAAAATTGCAGTAGTCATATCAGGATAATCTATATGATAAGATCCTCTTCGACGAAAAAGAGTTCTAGTTCTCAAATTAGATTTGATTCTATACATCCTTCCCAATCTCTCAAATGGTTCCAACAAATAATAATAACAACTCCTTTCTATTACAGGGTCAGGATCTAAAAAATGATGACAAAATTGATATCCTTTATCCTTTTTATCATTAAAAGCAATATAATCTTTATAAAACCAAGGAAACTTCTCTCCCATCATTACGGATTGAAGAGTCTTAAATTTGTGTTCAGTAAGAAAATTATCAATTACCTCAACTGCTTCCATAACTAAATTCTTTCTGAGCAATCTCATCCAAAGCTTGCATTATATATTCATTAAAATATTTTTCAGGATTTTTATAAATCTCCTTAGCATAAAGTTTCTTACCGTCTATTTCATATCTACCAGCAACATTCTTCCACAGTCCCCCAACCTCACCCAATTCTAAGAGGCCATAATACTTATCAAGACCACGTTCATCAAAATATAAACGTATCTCTACTTCTTTATGCTCTCTAGAGAGTCTCGATTTAGCCGTCTTAGCTTTGATAATGTTCCCAACAACCTCTTTCTGATCCTTTTCCTTTTTCTTACTGAGATAAATGATCGTAGACGCGGCATATTTGAGACCACTGCCTCCTCCCATTTCTTTAGTAGGGACATAACTGCCGATGACATCGTATGTATGATTCGTAACTATAAGTGGAATGTTTGCTTGACCCAACTTCAAAGTCAACATCCTAAACGCACCTTTTACAAGTTGGGATTTAGTCATATCCCGAACCTGTTTATCATTAAGAGCGTCAGTTATTTCTTTTTCTGTGGAAAGCATTCCCAAAGAGTCTAACACAAACATACAAGGTTTGCGATCTTCTATGGGCATTTGTAGATATTTATCAACTGCCTTGAGTGCCTTAGTTCGGAATTCCTCAATGGTCACTACATTAATAACCACAAACCTCTTGGTATCAATACCACGACTGTCTAAAAGTGCCCGGTTAATGCTACTCTCAGTATCAAAGTAGAGTACATAAGCATCGGGATTAGTATCCAAAAAGTTCTTTGCCACTGCGAGAGAGAAAAAAGTCTTTCCTGTACTACTTTCTCCAGCAATAGCGGTAATGCGCTTGCTAGATACCCCACCAAAAATAGAACCTGAAACGAGTCCGTTAAAAACCAACGAACCCGTATCAATATATTGTTCACTGTCTGATATATCGGATGCGAGTTGGGTGTAGTCATCACCAATTTCCTTTACTATATCCTTTAAAAAATCCATCACTTTTTCTTCTTAACAGGTTTATCAGGATAGTACTGAAATCCATAAGTTTGTTCAGCTAGTTCCTTCAATTGGAAAGTGATCATTTTATCCCAAGGAGTATGAGAATCCATAAGAACAGCAACTTTATCATCACTTATTCTCTGAACACAACCAACATAACCATTATAAATGGAACTAGGATTTTTGACAACAACAGTAGTTCCTGGAAGAATCATTATATTACCATTCCTTTTTCTTCACGTAAAGTTTTCTTATAAGGTCCATTCGGGTCCTTCTGTCTTACCTCCTTAACTTCTTTTAATAGATGATAGAGTCTAGCATCACCACCCAAAGCAAGGGCTTTAACTATTGTCTCTAAATCTTGATCGTTAATTGGTAAATCCATTAGGTCTCCCGCCACCAGGCAGTATACGTGTATCTGTTACTAGTGGCCATGTTGGTCCCATGTAACAAGATTTTACTTTTAAAGAGTACTATTCTTCCTCTTTCAGGTTTAATTAACTTATCATAAATTCTGGTTTCTCCTCCTTGAAAATCATCATTCAAATAACAAACACAAGTCCAATCAACTTGTCCCCACTGATAAGAATGATTCTCAGAAGTGTCCAGGTGCATCTCACGATATACACCACATTCTCTCTTCACTAACTCATCATAATTAAATTTTAAAGAAGGAATTTTCTTCTGCACATAATTAATAAGTTTATTTCTTATGCGAGATTTCCTTCTATGAGATGTGGGAGTATCTCTTAACGGAATTAAATGAGCATCATCATGAGTATGACTATTTTGAGAATAATGCTTCTCAAAATAATTAATTAATAAATCACATTCACGATGTGATAGAAAACTATCTTCTATGGATAAATCTATCATACAAAAAATAATTCCAAATTAACCGTTTTTTCTACGTTCCACCCAATAGCATCCAAGATGATCTTAAGTGGTTCCAAGAAAGCTTTATCAAATTGTAAATCGTAATCGATATATTTGTCAAGGCCAATCTCATGCGGAAAATCCTGAATAAACGAAATAATATTCTCGTGAATAATATTTGGTTTCTTCAGGTAGCAGAACTTGATCTTCTCACCATTCTGAATGAGAGAATACTTATTATCCAACTTATGCTTTTTAACATAGTGGTTGTATAATAATGCACCCCGTATATGTATAGGAGTTCCTTTTGCATAAATTGTAGAATGTCCTCGATACTTAACAACATCGGATGCAGAACGAGGGAATGCAATATCTTCTGGAGGAAGTTTTCTAAACTCTTTACGAGACTTATCAATAAAATCAATTACTTCATCTTCTGTTCCATTCATCATTATCTTTAGGGCATCCTTAATCATCTGACGACAAGGTGCTGGTGTTGAAGACTTAACTGCCTCAATACCCATCATCTTTAACTTAGGTTCTTCATACCTAACTCCTTCACTATCCCATACGTTTAGAATATATCTTTTCTTAGCAGTCCAAATACCTCTATCAGCAATGTTCTCCCTCTTCATGAACATTTTTTGGTCGTATGCGTTGACATACCTGGCCAATTCTTCGTAAGAACTTTCAATAAAAGGTTCAAATTGAGTTTCACACACCTTGTTAAGGAACCCAACAATGCCCTCATTAGTTTTCTCTCTCCCCTCGTATACAGCCTCAACCAAAGGGCCCAAATGCAAGTAAATACTATCAGTATCTGAAGCAATAACATAATCTTCACCATCCGTTTTTAAAATCTTATTCATCTTCAGGTTCATCTTATTCTCTATCCACCGAATAGAGACCTGGCCAGACAATGTAATTGCCTCGGCATTGGCTAACTTATAATACCTGAAGTACTGATTGCCGATAGCACCATAAGCACTATTAAGAGATATCTTCTTTGCCATTTGGATATTGTTGCATCTTGCAATTTCCTTCTCCAATGCCTCAGTGGGGGTCTTCTCATATTCTTGCTTTGCCTCCAACATTTTCTTCTTAAAGATGACACGATCTCCATACATCTTATCCATAAGTTCAGGAAGAAATCCACGTACATCCTTCCTATACTGTGCTCCATTAGCACAAGTAGCATAATCCTCAGTAATCTCTACCTCTTGATTTAGAAACCTTTCAACGCTTGCGCTGGGATGTCTAGTCTCCCTGAGGGTTTCCGGGGAGATATTGTATTGCATAATAAGATGAGGGTAAAGACTATTAAGGTCAAAAGAGACAACCCAATCATAGCGTCCTGGTTTTGGTTCCTTGACATAAGCTCCTGCGTACTTTTCGTTTTTTGCTGATCTATTCTTTGGAGGAATAACAATATTCCTTTTCTTCAAATAATTATAGATGATGGTGTCCCACATACGTACTTGATAGAACACATCATTATAATTAACCTTTGCTTCATATGCCATAGTAAGAGCAAGCTCAATAAGCTTCATCTTACCTTCAAGACGGTCAACAAGTTCCACGTCCACTATATTATACTCAATGAACTTCTGCCAACCTTTTGTGTAGAAATCCTTAAAAGTATCAAACTCACTGTGGTCTAACTTCTTCTGACCTAATTCTACACTAGCAATATAATCAAGACGATATGATTCTTGTGCTTTATATGTAAACTTCTTATAAAGATCAAGATAATCTAACTGACATACACCACCCACATCAAATGTTATATGTTTACGACCTTTGATAAAAGTTTCTCCTTCTGATACAAGACCCCATGGAGAAAGTCTCTTCATTAACTTCTCACCCAATACTCTATTAATCCTACGAGCAATATATGGAATATCATATAATTGAATATTCCATCCAGTAATAACATCTGGGACATCCTCCATCCAATAATTAATAAAGGAATTTAATAGAGCATGTTCTGTAGGACAATGATGATAAGTTACATCCTTCCTATCATTCTCAAAGGGTTTAATTCCCCAAGTAATGATTTGCTTAGTTGTATAGTCTTGTATTGAGATTGCCAAAATCTCTTCTGAGCACGATTCAACATCAGGGAAACCTTGCTCAGACGCAACCTCAATATCCAAAGTAACAAGCTTAATTTTAGATATGTCAAACTTGATCTCATCCTCAGGATATTTCTCCGATATATACTGGTAAATATACCGGTCATTCCCGTAAATCTCAAAATTCTCAATATCCTCATACTTCTTATAGAATTCACGACAATCCCGTACCGTTCCTGGATTAATTGGCTCAACTGAATCTCCACCCAACGTTTTATATTTAGCTTTTCCTTTAGATTTGACAAAGAGAGTGGGGAAAAACTCATCCCTATGCTCATACCTCTTGCCATTTTCAACTCCCCGAACCAAAAATTGATTCCCAATCAATTGAACATTAGTGTAAAATTTCATGAAGAACGACGTAGATTAAAAGAAATTGTATGTCTAGGAGTCTTTATTTTATGAGGAGAAACTCCATGAAAAACATAAGACGGAAACATTATCATATCTCCTTTTTTTGGAGAAAGATAATAATGAGTTTTACATAACATATCCCATTCTAACACAATACCAAAGTTTTTGGCTACTTGATTAGTATTAAAAAAATAAAATTGAGCAGAATTTGGAACATGATCTTCTAAAAAAAGAACTGCAGATAAATGAGGAGAATTTGCACCACCATCACAATGATCATGCATTTCTTGAAAATATCCTTTATGATAAGTATTTTTCCATATAGATTTCATCTCAAAACCTAAATGACTTACATTCAAATTCTTTAAAGATAATTCGATTGAAGGTGCAAGAAGTTTATCTAAAGGATGAAAAGATAAATTCTCTACCTTTAATGTGCATAATTCATTCCAAGTACAATCTTGGTCTTCAGATAATACCACATTCTTACACGCTTCAAAAACTTCCTCCTTATTAGGAATCTGAATTAAAGTATAAAAATCCGTAAGGAAAATAGTCTGAAGCATTACTTAGTTAGATCCAAGTATTTCTCCAATAGAGTGGGAGTAGGATCACATAATGTAAGTATCTTATCAGAACTAATCATGAATACATCATCCTTTGTCACATTAAGTAACCATGGTTCTAAAAGGTTCTCATTCTTAACAATGAATGGATCATGCAATTTACAATCAGGTGCTCCTATATCAATAGCAGCAACCTCTACAACCTCACTAATCAGAGTCTGTTGATTTGTCAGTGCTAGTATCTTTATTGTCTTGTCCATAATTTACTACGTCCTCAATGTACATTTCCTTTAATTTGGCAGTAGGTTCTACCATAGTAATTAGCCAATCTGCGGCCACAGGAATTTTAGTTTCTGGAGTTAAAGGTAACCACGGAAAAAGAGAAACTTCATATCCTGCCTTCTGAGTGTTTCCCTCACTCTCCATAGACTGAGGATTTCTCATTTTAATAACACAAGGTTTATCAAAAAAATATCCTACTACTCTACTCTCTTCATCTTGCCCCACACGCATTTCAGTAAGGTCGGTAATGATATCTTCACCCGACTTCAATAATACCAATTTAATTGTCATAATTTAAATCCAACGTGTAACTGTTAATTCAATGGAGTTATCCTCCATTTCCCATTCTTCTTGGACTTCGAATCCTTCTTCTTTAATAGTAGAATGTATAGTCATTCTAGCATACTGTTGGGTAAGTTTGTCAATAAACCTATTTACAGGAACATCCAAATCCCAAGCATCAAGCTCAGCAACTAACTCATAACTCTCCATATTCTTATTCCACCTAAAACCAATATCATTCTTTATGGCAACATCAGCAACAAATTCTGGATGTCCTTCTCCATGATCTGGATTATTAATAACCAATTGTTTGTTCTCTTCTATATCATGTCCCATTAATTCTAATGCTTCAATCAATTGAGGACGTTCTTTAATTTTAGTTTTAATACAAGTAAAATGTGACATTATGGTCCTGGGAAATGCTGCTCTTGAGAAGAAACTGAAACATGATCATGTTCAACGACACTCCTATACATATCGGCAGTTGGTTCTTTATATAAAACCACTCCAAGTTTTTCTTCGATACGTTCAGTTAATTTTTCACAATTAGGTCCAGTTACACCCATCACCCTTTCAGTAACAGTGCCATCTTGCCTAATAGTAAATTTAATTGTTTCTTGTTGTGCCATTTGTTACATGATATGCCAAATTATTTAGTTACCTTTCCAATAACCCCATCCATCTCAATTTCAGGAGGAACTATTAGACAGAACCCAATGCCAAGATTGAATACTTTTCTCATCTCTTCCTCTTCTATCTCACCTGCCTCCTGAATAACATTAAAGATCTCCGGACGTTCCCAAGAAGTATAATCTACCTCTGCTCTCAGACCTTCTGGGAGACAACGTGGGAGGTTTTCAGGAATACCACCCCCAGTAATATGTGCCATACCTAGAATAGGTATCTCATCCATCAACTCTTTAACTTGTGGCCAATAGATTGTTGTTGGTGTAAGTAACTCTGGATGTTCTTTATAAAAGATCTTATGCCTCCACAACATATCATTAATCAAACTATATCCATTACTATGAAGACCACTACTGGGTAGACCAACTATCTTATCTCCTGGTTTAATCAATCTCCCATCTATTATTTCATTCTCTTCTACTATACCAGTACAAAATCCTCCCAAATCCATATCATAAGAAAAACGACCATGCTCAGCCGTCTCTCCACCAAGAAGATCCATCTCTGATATTTCACATCCTTTGATGATGCCTTTCATGACCTCATCCAATCTATCATCCAATGTCTTAACAGAGATATAATCCAGAAAATATAATGGTTTAGCACCACATGTAATCACATCATTGACACACATTGCAACGAGATCTTGACCTATAGTTGTAAAATCATTAGCAATCCGTGCGATATTAATCTTAGTACCGACACCATCAGCACCAGATACTAAGACAGGTTTCTCATACCCTGATGGAACAGAAAACATACCATTAAACCCACCAATGGTAGGTGCCTTATCCTTTAATCTTTCTACAAAAGCAATCCCTGCTTCTATATCTACACCAGAAGATTTATAATCCATTTACATATTTCTCCCACAATTGAATACTTTTGGATCCCCAATGACCATACTCCCTTTTATCATCCCAACTCATAGGAGATTTAAAAATAGAAATAAAATTAGAATCAGGATTAAAGGGAAGTGATTTAGCATACTCCCAAAAAGGGGTATTGTATATTGATCCACTTTGATAGTGCCACAATATAAATGTTTCCAATTCTCTCATCTTAACCTGAACATCATGATTACACTTTTCCTTTGACACTCCCTCAAATATATGTTGCCATGCAGCTTGAGCAACATTTAAATAAAAAGATAATGAAGTTGCTTCCATTGGTTCCAAAAATCCAGCCCTATTGCCATTTAAAATAGTTCTTTCTCCATCAAATATATTCTCAGCCATATAATTTTCAAACGTAAGATCACCATCAATTTCTGGTATATTAAATCTCTCTAAAAAATCATCAGTAGCTTCCTCTTTAGTTGTTATAGTATTATTATACAAATATCCATAGGCAGTTCCTTCAATAGTAGGAATAACAAATGTCCACCCATGAGGTGTAGCAACTGTTTTTGTACAATGTAGAGTAGGATCTCTCCCAGTCTTATCCGAATAAAGTAATACTGAATTTATAGGGTTAATAAGTTTATTATACTTCTCCTTATCTCTACCGTGCCTACCCCTACAATCAAAAATATAATCAGCATCTATTTCTTTCTCAGGATCATCTATTTTCTTTCTTTTAACTTTAGACCTTCCAGATTTAACTACCAAATCTGACAATTTCTGTGGAACAAAATGCATGGCTTGTCCCGTCAGATAAAAATCATGAAAGAATGGTTTTCCTTTCTTACCCCATCCCTCATACATAATACCACTTTTTAAAGTAGCCCCTAACGGATTATCATAATATCCTCCTGTAGCCCAATTTATACCCAAAGCCTGAGTAATAAGGTACATTGGAATAAACGTAGTTCCTTGACCCACCTTTTCCATAGGATGAGTATCAGGACTATGATACATTTCTATCTCAAGTTGTCCCTCTTCACTCCAATAATAATAATGCAATGCAGTCATACACCCCGCATTACCAGATCCAATAATAGCAATTTTTTTCATCTACTAATTTTAGCAATAAAAAAGGGACCTGTAAAGGTCCCTCCAATATTTAAAGATAATCTTTCCGAGTATGATGTTCGGGAACAATCTTCCCTAACTCCACGGAAAGGAGTCCATCCTCAAAGCTGACCGATCGTACCTCTGTATCGTCGGAGAGCGTCCATTGTCTGGTAAAGGAACGTTGGGCCAATCCTTTGTGGACAAATTCTCCATCATTTTTTGATTCTTCTTTTTTGCCTTCCACAGATAGTTTTCCAAACTCCGTATAGACGGATACTTCATCTTTCTTAAACCCCGCAAGGGCGATTTCGAGTCTCGATTCGACATTACTTACTTGTACTAAATTATAAGGTGGATAATTGGAAGTAGTTGTATCATCCCAAAATCTATTGAGATAGTCATCCATCCCTATGCTGTTCTTGCTAATCCTCTCAAACAATTCAGGAAGATTGGCAGCATGATACCTGGCTAGTGTGCCCATGATTGTAGCTCCTTTAAAAGCGAGTTTGTGATTTGTGGACCCCGAAGGCATCCATACCTATTTATAGCACAAACCACCAAAAAGTGCAGTGGGGTTAACCGATAAAAGTTATACGGTAACAATAACACACAATCCAATAAGCATATATGGAAGTAAAGGAATTAATCAGCATCTTGCGTCTTTCCTTTCTTACCAATATTATACTTCTGTTCTAAGATCCAATCACCCTTATCTTTATAAGCAAGTACTTTAATTTGATTTAGGGGAGCAATATCAGAAACTGAATCTGGTTTAACTATTGAAATGAGTCCCCAATCAGCAAGTAAACGAGCAATCCTATTACGTCGTTGTACATCATTAAGTGTGAGATTAGCATGTTTACCATCAAGAGCAAAGAGCTCCTTAAAATGAACAATATAATATCTACCTTGCTTATGAAGGATATGACAAGACTGATAGAGTTTTTTCTCTTTCCTCGATGCAACTCCAATTCTTGTAAGTGTTTCACGAACCTTTAAAAAATCATCCGGTTCATTAAGAAGAACCTCTACCATTTGGTCTTGCGACCACTTTACTTCAGGTTCTACTGTAGTAGTCATTTCGATCCTCCAGTTTCAAGTCGTTGTTTAATAAATTCCAGTTGTTGGGTTGATAAGATTTTCAGTGCTTGAGAAGCTTTCTCATTACTATAACCATAGTATTGTTTAACACATTGGAGATCCGTGACTTTTTCCTTACGGAGCCAGGGAGAGAATCTCTTCTTTTTCCTAAGTGTATTTAGATAAAAAGAATATTGCATATCCTTGTCTAGGTTAGGATACCTATTCATCTCATTAACAAAAAGAATACAATCAAGATGCCCTGAGAGACACCGATTAATAATATAAGGAGAATATTCCTTTATATCTTCTGATAGATCTTCCTTTGTAAAATTAATAGAATTTAACCAATCCTTTAATTCAGTCATAATTAATTAATGATTTAATAGGAACATTAGGAATATTTTGTCTCCCTTTTAAGAAAGATAATTCTATTATAAACCCACACCCCACCAAATTACCACCCGATCTTTCTATTAAAGATGAAGATGCTTTAACAGTTCCTCCTGTAGCAAGAAGATCATCAACCAATAATACTTTAGAACCCTTAAAAATATTAGATTGAACCTCTAATTTATCTTGACCATACTCTAAAGTATAATCAACTCCTATAACTTTTCCTGGTAACTTACCACCTTTTCTAATTGGAACAAAAGGTATTTTTTCTACTGTAGATAAAGAACTACCAACAATAAATCCTCTAGACTCAATACCAGCAATATAATCCGGTTGTAATTCCTCACAAAAAGATCCCAATTGTTTTATTACAAATGTCCAAGCTTCAGGACTTCTCAACAAAGGACATATATCTTTAAAAAGAATTCCATCTTTTGGAAAATTAGGAATCTCGTCTATGTAATTAGTTAAATTCATGATGAAGTAATGTTTGAAAAAGAGTATTGCCTTTATGAATATTTTCTTCCCAATCAGAAGCTGAATTTTCATCAGCACTATCAGAAATATATTTAAAGCTTCTAAAATCTATCTCTTGTTTAAGACAGGTTTTAGCAATAGCATAAGCTTCCATATCCACAATATCACAATCAATCTCAGGCGTAGATATTGCAAATTTATCTCCTGTCCCACATACAACACCTGGATTACCTATCATTATACCACACTCAAAAGGAGTTTGACCAAGTTCACAATTTAATGCTCTAGCATCCATATCCCTATCAACATATCCTGTCACCTCTACTAAACCACTAATATCACTTACCGATCCAGCAGATCCAAAATTAATAATAAAATCATACCCATCATTAATTGCTTTCATAGTAGCAATAGTAGCATTGACCTTACCACATCCACTCAAATAAATGGGATATCCCTCTATCCCTTCTGCTTCCTCTGGAAGAGCAATAACTAATGCAATCATAATAGTACCCAATTTCCTTCACGTAAATCAGTGGCAATATCCATTGCAATAGTTATTCTTGGTTTAAATGAATAATGCCTGGTTGTATAATGTGGAATATAAGAAGGAAATATGGTAAGTTGCCCTACACTATTCTCCTCTTCAATAACATCTGGATCTTGTACAAGATCAAAAGGATTCATATAACAAGTAGATGTGTTATCTGATTGAACAGTAAAATGAGCACTTAAGTAACATCTAGAACTAATATCATGCCAATGAACATTTATTTTCTGCCTCCATCGCAGAATATTAACCCAACATCTAGACCAAAGATATTCTGGTGTCTCATTTCCCAATGCCATATTGTACTCCTTCACATACATTTTAACATACTTTTTTAATAAATTAGTTTCAACAGTATCCCATTCTAACACATTATACTGGGAGAATCTTGCCGTGGTACTCTTCTTACCAAGACCAGTATATCCATCGGAATATCCCTGAGGTAATTTCTTAATATACTTTTCATTCTCTAAACAAGTCAAAGCTAATTTATCAGTCCTTAAAGGAACAGCAGCATACCCAAAAGAAAAATCCCACAAAGGAATATAGGGTGTTTGAGGAGAACTATTAGAAAGCCTTCTTATTCTCATATAAAATTATATTTAAATTTATATCCATTTACCAATACTTTTTTTGAAGTAGATTCTTCAGCTCCATGAACAACATGGGAAGGATACATAAGAAGTTTATTTTTCTCAGGGGAAACATATTGTCGTTTACCATCAACAATAAAAAAGGTGGCTCCGTCATTAGAATCATTCAAATAAAGCAATGATGAATAATCTTCAGCATGTATATGATTATGCAATCCCATTTTACCACCTTTTGTATAATCTAACATATGAATATAATTATACAATAACGAATAAGATACAACCTCTTCTACTTTATTTTTAATTCTCTCCGCATAAGTAAAAAATTCATTATCCATAAGAGGTAATAAATTTATAGTTCCAAAATATTCCCCATACATCACATTACTTTTACTATAAAACTTTTTATGAGCTGAATAATACTTTAACTTTTTTAAGAAAAAGTTAGTAATATCATCATCTACATAAGCAGTTTGAACTAAATCAGTCCAAGACACAATCTTCTTCCTCTTCTTCCTCAAAAGGAGAAGTGTCTATAATACCTGCATTATACAAACATTCATCCAAGAACATTTGTGCTCTTTCATCTTCAGTCATAGTACATGATAAGGATCTATATCCTCACTAACTTCATCTACATCTCTACGTAAATTAGTAAACCTTTCATCAGATTCTGCCATGATCTGTTCACCCTTGGTCGTGTAATGTATCACAATAGGATTAAAGAACTCCTCATGCTTCTCCTCAATATATCCCTGTGTGACATCTTGAGCACCAAAAAGACCTCCATCTGTACCCATCCTACTCAGGATAATCCATAATGCATATTCATCTACTATCCTAGGATTGGGAACTGGATAAGGCATCTTCCCATCCTTTAACTTAAACATTAACTCAACCAGTTCACCCAGACGATCTATAATATCAAGATGAACCCCCTTATTGAATAACATTACCCCAGTACAATATTTGTAGATGTGTCCCTTACCACCTGCTTCCTCTATACACTGATCAACATAATCTAATGCTTTTCTTATATTCTTTCCTCCTCCTATATTAGGATCGTGTCGGAATCCAAACTCTTCTCTACCAAACACCTCTCTATAATTATAATGATCAAAAAGATATTGAACATCCCCATAGAATACAGTATCAGAATCTAAGTATAAAATATTTGCATCATCAAACTCTCCATCTTTCTTATCAAAGAACTTAAAATTAAACCATTTATAAATGAATAACATCCCATGACTATACTGTTTTTCAAAAGGTAAAACATTTACATTATGGTGAGTGCGGAAATAAAGGGGAACAATAGCAGGGTCATCGCAAAAAAGATAAACAGGTATTTCATTATTAAACTCCCTAAGTGAACTAATACTATGATCTAGGCGCTTCATTTCATGATCATTTATATGATCATTTCTATTCTTTTTATATGAATAAAAAACTACATTCATGCCAATGCCAACTCCAATGGAGTTTCTGGTACTATAGAATAGTTAGTCACCAACAACTCCGTCTTTATATTTTCTGTGGTTCCTTTATCTCCACGATGAGCCATAGAATACCTTAACTTCCATTCCTTAAGATTATAACCACTATAAAGTTCTTTAAGACGATCATTAACATTATATGTAATCATAAACTTATGAATACAGTTATATACATCATTAGCAAATCTTTCATGATCAAATGATTTATGCATCTCTCTATTCTTTCCATAAAGAAAATCTTTTATATCATAAGGAGGATCTAAAAATATAAATGTATTAGAAGAACCATGAGACTTCATTAACTCTGAATAATCAAGATTAGTAATCTTCCAATCCTTAATTAACCGAGAAAACTTTGCTAATTTATCTGCTCCTACTAAAGAAAAATTAGAATTAGATGCTGTTTGGGAAAAAGTACTATTCTCGGTTAATCCAGAATAACTACACTTATTCATGATGAAAAATGCTACTGCTTTTTCAAAATCATCATAAGTATCAATCTCTTCCTTATACTTATTAAACAACTCTTTTGCCTTAGCAGTTACTTTATCATTCTCACCTTCATCTAACGTCCTCTGCTTCTCTTCTCGGACCCTCTCAGAGAGTTCTTCACCCCTATCTCTTAGCTGTATCCAAAAGTTATAAAGGGGAACATATAAATCATTAATCCAAACAGGAACATCTGGATTAGATTTTGTAAAATCAATTGCAAGTGATCCACCCCCAATAAAAGGTTCTCTATATTCACTAATTACTTGAGGAAACCAAGGAGAAAGAGTCTTAATAGCTTTAGATTTTCCCCCAGGATATCTTAATGGGGTCTTCAATGCTTTCATCACCAATCAGGATAATAAGATATTTTAGAAATATATTCGTATATTAAACTCCATCCAAACTCAAAAGTATTACCCCTCTCATCCTGAAGATAAAAAGGGATATCAGGATGCATCATCTTTGCTCTATAATAATGAGCAACTACATTACAATCGTCATCAATATGACGTTCTTTTTCTAATTCCTGTTCAGTCATTTAACAATCATAGGATGGCCATCACGATCATGGTTATGTCTCCAAAGATCATCTTGCAAATCTAACTCAATACTTTCCATTAATTGAAAGAAAGCACCTGACATCACACGGTATCCAGTTCCTACCCATATCTGTCCCAACACTACTGACACGGTAGCAGTACCCCAAAAAATATAATACCAACGGCTCTTAACTTGTGCTCTCAGTTTAGCAGCTTTTCTTTCTTTTTTTGACATAAATTTTGTCATGGTTTCTCAGGATGTTGAAGTTGTTCAGTAAGTCTAGCAGGTCCAATAGCAGTCAACTGATGAACGTTAATGGAATCCTTTTCAAATATTGTAACATCAACCTTACCATCTTTGCAAGATATCTTTACAGTACCATTACAGTGCCAATCCTCTGGATCATTATAAAACTTATAGACTGGATAAGGATCACGAGTTTGAGCACCTGCTACAACCCTATAATACTCTTTGTTTTCTTGCTTGTTCATTTTGTAATTGCCTCTCAAATTCAAATTTTAATGTAGTTAGTGGTTGAATAAGAAATGATTCCCATTCATTATCCTTGATTAAATCTTCAAGGTGTGCAATGTGCTCCAACGCAAATACTAATTTAGTTTCATCATTCATTCTTGGCATTTTTTATATCATATTCTATCACAATTTTCTTAGATACTCTACCCATTGAATCTAATGTACTGGATTCACTCCACTCCCCCTTTAATAAAGCTGCCATTACATTCTTATCTAAACCACAAAGATTCTCACAATTTTCAACAGACTTGCGAACTGATTCTAAACCATCAGGATAGTTCCTAATCTTAAACCCGTGCTTATCTAACTCATTACCTTCCTCATCATACTGTCTATCTTTGATGTCTGATTGAAATTCACTCATAATTTTAATTTAGAATTTAACATCTCTTCCAAAGTAAATAAAGATTTTAATTCCAGTCCTACTTCTTTCATTGCTTCTTCCCCACCTTCCTGCCTGTCTATAATAGCCACAACTCGTTCTACCACATAACCAGCATCCCGTAGTTTTTCTGCTGCTTTAATGGCAGATCCACCAGTCGTTACTACATCTTCCAATACTGTTATTTTAGTTCCTTCTGTTGGTAATGGACCCTCTATCCATGCACCTGTTCCATGTCCCTTTGGTTCTTTACGTACAATCAATGCATCAATAAGAGTTTTATCTAATGCAGATACTACCGAAACACCACTCACAAGAGGATCAGCACCCAAAGTAAGTCCTGCTACTACTTGAGTATCAATATGTTCTAACATCAATAAACTAGCAAGAGTAAGTCCCCTCCCATTTAGTGTCACTGGTTTACAATTCACGTAATGTTCACTTGTCTTACCTGACGAAAGAGTAAATTCCCCTTTCTTATACGCATCTCTCTTTAAGAGATAAAGAAGTTCGTCTCTCATTTAAACTCCACCATACTTCTTTTCCATTATTATATCATAATCGTCCGTCATTGTTTTTTTAAGATGGCACGGTGGACATAATAATTGACACTTATATAATTCAGGTAATGTTTTTTCCCAAGAGTCTTGAGGATTTACATTAAACCGTTTAGTTTTAGGATCTATATGATCAAACTGAAGATTTTCAGTTGCTCCACATTTAACACATTTATTACCCAACTTATCCTTCATTTCCTGTAGCCTTTTCTGTCTTCTCTTTTCCTTTCTTCCATCCTCTTGAAATTTTTTATTATAAGAATCCCTTACTGCTTTACCACCCCTTTCAGCATGCCACTTTCTATCAGATGCTCTCCTCTTCTCCATGTATTCAGGATCTTCTAATTTTCTTTGTTGATGTCGTGCTTTCTGTTGAGCACATATCTTATCCTTATTTTTTCGATAATAAATTTGACTATAAGTTAGTTCCTTCATTTGAATTCACACTCCACCATAAGTTCAGTTAGACAAGCAAGCATATTTATTTCCTGATCCGCCACAAATGCACACTGGTATTGATACTTAGCAAGAATAAGGACAGCAGCAGGAATGGTAGAAGGGACGAGGGATTCGTAAAGAGCATTATACACACGACGCAAAAGTACAGCAGGATCATTATCCAAGTTATCGACACACCATTTACGTACTTCCGGAAAGTTCTTTTCTTTGAGATTTTTAATGAGATCATTTGTATTTACATCAGCAAAAGTTGCAAGAATACCAGCATCTATCTTTCCTCCCACCGAGTATCTTTGACACTCATTGAGAATGCGACGCCAATCGGGGAAGTGCTTGTTAATGAGTTCGAGGAGGACTTTCTTATCACTTTGAATCCGTTCGGTGTCCAAGATCCCGTTAAGTCTTCCGAAAAATTCTGATTGGAGATATGGCTTATCTTTTCCTCTGACTCCAAATTCAACGACGGCACATCTGGAATGGAGGGGCTCGATGATTTTATTTTTGTAGTTGCAGGTGAAAATAAATCTACAGTTGTTTGAAAATTCCTCGATAGATGCTCTAAGTAAGAGCTGGACATCGGGGGTTGTATTGTCTGCCTCGTCGATGATGATGACTTTATGTCTACTGTCAGACGAGAGGGAAACTGTTGAGGCAAAGTTTTTGGCGTTGTTCCTAACGGTGTCGAGGAACCGTCCTTCATCGGATCCGTTGATAACATAAACATCTACTCCTAATTGATTACATAAGGCTTTTGCTACTGTAGTCTTACCACATCCTGCAGGACCAGCAAGCAAAAGATTAGGGACTTCACCATGCTTTAAAAAATCAAGAAATGTCTTCTTGGTTGATTCTGGTAGAATACAATCTTCAATTGTCTTGGGTCGATACTTTTCCACCCAAAGAAATTCATCTCTCATAATAAACCAAAACTCTTAATAATAGTTTTGTGTGAAACAAATGGCAAATATTTGTAATCACGATCAAACCATTGTAGCATATCAATTACCTGATCTGAAAAGGAAGACATTTCATACTCTGCTTTAATGGCATCTACATCAAACCATTTAAGTCCATGTAAAATAGGAATGTAATTATTAGCATGAAATAATACCCAAGAACTATCAATGTCTGAGTTATGAGGCATTCTATGCTTCCACATATCAAGATTATACTGCAATGAATCTGGAATCTTCAAGTTATTTTTAATCTCTTTCCAAAAAGGAGTATCCTCCTTAGTAGTAAGATAATGTGCAACAATATAATCAACTATATTGTCATAAATTCCCACTACAATCTCATTATACCTTATATAATCATTTGAGGGAAGCATTGCAGCCAAAGCAAATACCTGTTGAATACTACTCCCAATAGAAGTTGCTTCTAAAGGCTCAACAAAATTACTAGAAAGACCTATAGCACAACAATTTTTATCCCAAAATTTTTCTAATCTTCCTGCTTCAAATTTAAAATGTTTAGCATCTCTAATCTTCTGCCCTACATATTTTTCCATCTCCCTATGTGCTTCTCTTTGTGAAATAAAATCATCAGAATACACATACCCATTACCAGTCTTTTCCTGTACCGGAATAGTCCATCCCCATCCAGCACTATGAGCAGTTGCTTTAGTCCATAAATTATATTCCTCCATCTCTTTAGTCTGAAAAGCCATGGCAGAATTTAAAGGAAGATAATCACTATATGATTTCCACTTAACTCCCAATTTTTTTTGAAGTATTAACCTACTAAACCCACTACAATCAATATAAAAATCTGAGTAATAATTATTTCTTGTACCACAAAGATATTTGATACTACCGTCATCCTTTAGAAAAATATTTTTAATATCATCAACACGAATTTTAATATTTCTCTCAATACATTTCTTATGTAACCATTTATTTAACTTAAAAGTATCAAAATGAAATTGCCGAGTGGGAGTATTATTAAGATTATTATAAAAAGATAAAGGAGTTTTATTATGCCACATCCAACGTGGATTTAAATCTTTAGGATGATGTTGATTAGCAACTAAATGAGAATAAACATAATAATAACCTTTATAATTGGAATCAAAAATATCAATTATCGAATGTAAAAAGGGATTATCATCCCATCCCTCAAACATGACCCCCATCTTAAAGGTGGCACCACACTCACGTATTACCTCAAAGTGATTAAAATCACAATAAGAAATAAAATCATCCCATTGTTCAGTTGACCCCTCACCAACTCCCACAATACCAATATTCTCAGATTCAACAATCTCAATATTACATTGTGGGAATCTTTTCTTTAATATAAGTGCCGATACACACCCAGCTGTGCCACCGCCAACTACCGTAATGGTATTAATTTTCATTCCATCATCCAAAAGTGGAATCTGGTTCTAATGCAATGTAATAAGTAAGATCATGATTCTTACAAGTGAATCTGGATAAAAGTTTCTGAGATACAACAACATCATAAGTTCCTGGAAGAACCTTAATATTTTCTACTTTGAAATTAAAGCAGAATTCATTCTCAGTCTCACCAACAACAATCGCAAAATCATTTGAAGTATCATTCTTCTTGTCCCGCACAAGAACCTTAACTACACCATCTTTACCAACTACAGATAAATCAGGCAGTTGATAAATGGATGCTGCCTTAAGCAATTTATCCAATTGATCTGTACTTAGATCAAAAGTAGCATCTTCACTTGGAAGAGTAATTGGCTTCTCTGGAGGTGTAATAATTACATTAGGATCAGCAAAGAAATAATTAGAACGAGATCTTCCTTCTCTAATAACCACATGACCTTCATTCTGAAAATCAAGTTCAGGATCATGATGAAGACCCATCCCATTAAGAAATTGTCCTAAATCATAGATTCCAAAATCTTGAGGAAACTCTTCTTCAACTGTTGCTTCAGCAAGAATATTCTTCATCACACTAATAGTACGAAGCCTATTCCCTTGCTTAAAAAGAATTGATTGATTAATAGTCGAAAAGTTTTTGAGTAAAGAGAGAGTTTTGTCAGAAAGTTTCATAACCACGGGTCGGAGTTTCATTAGTTTGGCCACTGAAGTAATACAACAGCAAGCAATAGTGCATTGCCTTTAGTATATCACGTTTTGCTTGTCCTTTCTTATCATACCGACTCAAATACTTGAGTGCATTAGATCGGCAAAAAGATTCTGCATCACCTACAGAATGGATAAGATCAAGAGTTTGAACATCAGAATTCTCATTCGTATAATGTCCTTGATAAGTTGAAGAAACATAATCAGAAAGATCCTTCATACTCTTATCTTCTTGATATTTTCTAAAAGATGATCCTTCAAAATCAGGTCTAGGTTTTTGATTAACCTCCCAATCATACTCTGGTAATATAGGATTATACCCATCAGCAAAATAATTATCCATCGATAATTCATCATAAGCAGTATTACCACCACCACTTAAATAAATATGATCCTCACCAACACCACCATATTCGGTAACTCCACTAATAGCAACAGTATCTGCACCTGCTATCGAACTAAAATTCAAATTAATACTATCACTCCCGGTCTCAGAAGTAAAATTAAGATTTAAAGTATCAAATGGATTCTCTGCATCTGGATCATTTCGATCATAATCGAACCAATATTTTGATTTTCCTTCATTTCCATCAGTACTAATACCACTCATACCATTCTCCTTAATAGGGTAGGTTTCATCCATTGTTCCATTAATCTCTTCCCATAACAAACTCCATGCATTAATCATTGTACATTTCATCCTCTAGTTTGTCAAGATCTACATCACCATCGACCTTATCATAAAGTTCAAGGAATGCTTGCTTAGTCTCATCATCAAATCTGTTCACACAAACTTGAATAGATTTCATCTTATCATTAAAGATGGCATAAGCACGTAGAATGTGAACAAGACGACGAGTACTAATGATCTCTTCAATACCACCATCATAGAATGTTTTACGAATAATGTCACCCCAATCTACCAGACGTTTGCAAAAATCAATATCAGTCACCCCAAGAGTTGATGCAACTCTTCCTAAAATCTTTGTCTCTATTGAAGGAGATGGATAATCTTGCTCAAAGGTTACAGGGAATCTCTCAAGGAATGCTTCATTAAGAACATTAGTTCCAATAAATCTTCCATCATCAGATCCCTTACCTTTTGTATTAGCAGTTGCAATTACATTAAATCCCTTTGCAGGAGAAACAAACCTACCAATCTTCTTAAGGAATATTCCTTTACCCTCAAGGATAGGTTGTAAGCAAAGAATCTTATTGGATGCTAAATCTATCTCGTCTAAAAGGAGGACAGCTCCCCTTTCCAGTGCTTCGATAACTGGTCCATTATGCCATACAGTGTTACCATCAATAAGGCGAAACCCACCAATAAGGTCATCTTCGTCGGTTTCGATTGTGATGTTGACACGGATCAGTTCTCGCTTGAGTTGAGCACAGGCTTGCTCGACTCCAAAGGTTTTTCCATTCCCAGAAAGACCCGTGATAAACGTAGGATAGAACACAGAGGTTTGGAGAATGGTCTTAATATCGCTAAAAGGACCAAAGCGGACGAAGGTATCATCTGTTGCGGGTATGAGGTTCTGTTCTAATTTAGGCTCCACTGCAGGTGCAGCAAAAGAATTCTCAATATTTGCTACTGCTTTTGTTGTTACCTCCAAATTCCACTTACCACGACCAACCTTAAATTGCTCTAATTTCTTTGTAACAGTCTGATAAGCAATGTCATTCATTACACAGAACCCTCTCACATCAGCAGCAGTGAATTCGGTTCCGTAATTTGCTTTCAGACCTTCAATGATTTCTTCACGAGTCATTTTGATCTCGAACATAGTGTGTACGTTTCAATGATTATAGTATAGAGGATCATAGAAGATTTTTAATTATATGTGGACACTTTTATAATTGTACATCTCATATATCTACATCAAAATTAACACTTAATCGATAATTTATATCTGTAGGGCTAGTAGAATGATGAGGAAAAGATCCATCAAATATAACTAATCGATTCTTCTTACACTCTATCTTCTTTCTTCTCCACCCCTTCCCAAAAAATGTTGGAGCATCAGAATCATTTACATAATATAAAAGAGTATACTTACCAGAATTAAAAGAATAATCTTGATGAGCTCCCATATGAACTCTCCTTTGAGTTCGAGGATGCATATTTATCTTTATTCTACCCACCCTAGATGGGACTATCATTCTCTTATTAAGCACAGAGCTAACCAAATCATAATAATTACTGCATAATTTGTAATCCAACATTATATGATGGACAAAATAATAATTACCCAAATATACCTGATAATTCAAATCATTACCAAAATACCACTCAACC